CTGTTCCTTCGTCAGCGAAAGGCTGCTGCCGCCCAGCATGATGAAACCCGGCGCCCCCTCACCCCGGCAGATGCCGGGGAAGTTTCGCCAGCCCATGATGGTGCCGGCGATCATGTGGCGATAGTCGTCCTTGTGCAGCCGGTAGCCGTGCCACGGAATCTGCGCGGCCAAATCTCCGCAAACGGCGTTTAGCATTTTCCGTTGCTTCGTCGTCATCGGACCATCGCCGCCGCGATCCCAATCGGTTCTGGCTACGTCGCTCACTTCCGCAGCTCCGCCGCATCCAGCACGCGGGCGCACAGTTCGAACCCGTGCCCGGTGACGCGCATCACTTCGGCCACGCTGCGGCGCTTATTCGTCTGTTCGTTCCACGCCTTGCGGATCAGTTCGTCGCGCTCGTCGCAGCACCAGGCGCGCAGCGTCGATGCCATGCCGTCGTCGTATTCCTTCGGGTCCGCGTTCGTCGGAATCATCGCCGGGTTGTGGATCAGGTACAGCAAAGCCGGGATGTCGCCGCCTGTCACTTCAAGCGCACGCTTCGCACTGCCGAAGGTCTTGGTCACTTCCTCGCGCGTAGGCACGCGCAGGCCATAGTTCATTGCGTTCATTCGGTTCTCCGTCGAATTGCTCATCGGTGCATCGCCACGCTCACGCCCACATAGCGCAGAACGTCCATTACCTGCCTCCCGCGGCGCGCGAGCGCCCGTCATAGCCTGATTGCCGCTGCGGCGCCTGATGCACCGGCTCGATTTCCACGAACGTCTGGCGTGCGCCGTCGAAGTCCAACCACTGCGATCCCGTCTCGCCGTTGCGTTGCTTGGCGATGATTAGTTCGCGCTCCGAACGCTGGTCGTCGGGTCGGTACAGCAGCACAATCAAGTCTGCGTCTTGTTCGATGTCGCCGGACTGGCGCAGCGTGTCCATTGTCGGCCGCTTGTTCGCCCCGTCGCGGCTCAATTGAGACAGCACCAGTACCGGCACGTCGAGTTGCTTCGCCATCGCCTTGATGGCGTGCGAAGCGGCCCCCACGGCCAGGTCGTGCCGATCCGCCTTCGGGAGTTTCAGAAGTTGCAGGTAGTCAATGGCTACAAGGGCAAGGCCATGCTGTTCTTTCACCTGCCGTGCGCGCGCGTGCATGACTTCGACCGTCATGCCGTTGGAGTCGTCGATGAAAAGATGGCTCGCCTTGATGCGCGGCACCGCGGCGCTGATGCTCGTCCAGCCTTCCGCCTCGATCAGCGACGGCGAACGAATTGCCTTCATGCTGACGCGCGACTTCGAAGCCATGAGCCTGTTCACCAGCGCCTTGTCGGACATTTCCGCCGAAAACACCAGCACGGGCTTCGTCTCGGCGGCCACGTCGCAGACCTGTAGCATGAGCGCCGTCTTGCCAGCGGAGGGGCGCGCGCCAATCACCACCACGTCGCCGCCTTGCAGGCCGCCCGTTACGTCGTCAAGCCACGGGAAGCCAGTCGCCAGTCCCGTAATCTCGGCGCCGCGCTCGTAGCGCGCCTGAAGGTCGGCCCACGCCTCACGAAGCACCGCCGAGACATGCCGCACGCCCGTCAGTGCGCGCGGGGCGCACTCGGCGAGGATTCGCTGCGCCTCGGGCAGTACGTCGTCTCCGCGCAGCGCAGCGATGCGCTGGCCAGCCTGGATGACCCGGCGCTCCATGGCTCGGCGGGCCACATGCTCGCCGTAGGCCCGCGCGCTCTTCCACGACGGGGTTTCGGCGGGAAGGTCCATCGCCAGACGTTCAAGCGAGGGTTCGCGCTGGCCGATGGTGATGAAGTCGATGGAACCCCCCTCCGTCGCAAGTTCTGCGATCAGGTTCCACAGGCGCCGATGCTCGCCCTTGGCGAAGTCGTCGGCCACCAGCAAGTCGGCCACCAGCCAGTAGCCTTGCTCGTTCACAAGGCAGGCGCCTAGCACTGCGCGTTCGGCGTCGATCATTGGTCGTATTTCCCCTCAAGCACTTTCACGAAATTGGTGGGTCGCACCAGCCATTCCAGATCGCAGTCGAACGGCCGTCCGTTGCCGCCAGGGCGGCGCCCCATGAGCCAGTCGGAACCGCCGACGTGTTCGAAGTAACCCTGCCACCAGTCGAGGTTCTGGCGATCAGGCGACTCCCGCCAGCGGGCGCGCAGGTAGCCTTGCCGTTCTTCGCTCCAATCCTTGACGCGCCTCAAGGTCGGAAGGGTGGCGTGGTATAGGTCAACGATGGCCTGCTGGGGGCAAGGTGGCGGAGCCACCCCGCCCTCGCCTTCGTCTACGCCTCCGCCTCCGCCTAAAGCGGTTTTTCCCGGTGACTCACCGTTTTCCACGGTGGATTTCGGTAGTCCTTGATTTGGTTCTGGAAACTTTGATTTGCTCTGAACCCGCTGTCCGAAGCCGTCCATTTGTAAAAAAGGTTTACCGGACACTTCGTAGACCAGCACCAAGCCCACCGCCTGACACTCGGCCAGCGATTTCTTGATGGCGTCCTCTTTCATCGCGTCGAGCTTCAGGGGGTAGCAGGCCGCGCGCAGCAGCGCCAGGTTTGCCGAGAACCGGCCATGGTCGTCCACCACGGACATGAGCCGGCGGTAGAACAGTTCGGCCCGCTCGCTCAGCGCGTTAACGCGCTCGCTGGATAGGATGCCGTCGCGAATCATTCGGGTGGGCATCGTTCCCCCAGCGGCAAGGCCGCTTGCCGTGCCTGCCGGTCGGCCAAGAGCGCGGCCTGCGCCTCAGCCCGTTCTTGCTCGGTGAAGGGCTCCGGGTCGTCCAGGCGCTTCGCGAAGGCTTCACGCTCGGCCCGGTTCACGGCTTCACCTTGCGCGCCAGTTCCACCAACCGCGCGCCCAAGTCGTAGCGCGGGTGGCGGTTGCCGTTTCCGAGGCGCCAAACGGTGACGCGCGAAACACCGAGCTTGTCGGCAATCCACTGGTCTTTGCGACCGGCGGCCCTGAGTCGTGCTACTGCGGTTTGTGGGTCCATTGCCAAACCTTACAGCAGGCGCGACCGGTTGGCAACACCTACAATGCCACGAACCTTTTTCACTCCGTCAGTGACGCTCTTTTACAATCGGCAGCGCAAAGGTGTTGACAAAGGCATTGACGCATGCGAGCCTATCCCTGCGCCGACATTGACGCAACGGAGAACCACCATGAGCAAATCGAACATCCGGGAAAACTTCGTGATCGCCTGCGGCCTCGCGCTGGTGGCTGCGGTCGTGGTCGCTGAATACCTGCGTGGCGCGCTGTGAGCCTCTACCAGATTTCCGACCGCGCCCGCGAGAACGCGCAGATCGCGCACGAAGAATCGAAGGCCGAAGCCAAGCATGCGAAGGAACGAATCATCGCCAAGCGCACGCAGGAACTTAGCGAATCCGTGAAGTTCGCCAGCGACGCGATTGCCGACTCGATCAGCGACGCCACCAGCGGCATGTACCCGCGCCGTGCTGCGAAGGCGCAGGAAATGGTCGCGCTCATCATGGCCGGCGGATCGGGCGAGGAAGTCTGCGACTGGCTGCGCTCGCACGTCGAGCAGAAGGCCGCCGAGAAGGCGCTGGACGAGTACGAAGAAACCTATGGGGTGGACGATTGAACGTCACCAGCGTTGTCCTCCACCCCGTCGAGCTTGGCCTCATCTGCGTGGGGTGCTTCGCGGCCGGCATGGTCGTGTGCGCCATCATTTCGGAACTGATCGACTGGCGGTTCCGGGAGGGCGACGATGACTAGCGACATGAACCCGCTGGCCGCCGCCAAGCACGAAGCCTCGATCCTGCGCACGCAGCGCAACATGGCGCTCGGGCTGGCGATAGCGGCCACCATTACGCTGATCGTCGTCTGTGCGCTGTTCGCGCCAGCGGCGTACCAGCAAGAGCAGCAGGGTCGCGCCGAGTCGGTGCGGCTCACCATTCCAAGCAAGTAACGGAGAAGCGACGTGGGTTACTCGACAGACTACAAGGGCGAATTGCGGTTCACCCGTGAACTCAAGGCCAGCGAACTCGCTGCGGTGCGCGCCGTGCTCGGAGAGGACATCCGCGACCACAAGGACTGGCCGACCAATCAACCGTATCTGACGTACATGGACCTGGAACTGACGGACGACTTCGGCGGACTCAAGTGGAACGGCGCCGAGAAAAGTTCGCCCATGGACGGGCTGGTGAACACGCTTATCAACGTCGTGCGCCGCACGGTGCCGGACTTCGGTTTGGCCGGCGAACTGCACGCGCAGGGCGAGGAAGCCGATGACCGCTGGACGTGCGTTATCGGTGACGACGGTTTCGCCACGCGCAAGACCGTCGTTCTCACCGGAACGAAAGTGCAGTGCCCGAACTGCGACCACCAATTCCGCATCTAACCAACCACCCGGAGAACCGCAATGCCCATCACCAACAAACCCGCCCTCAAGTCCGCTATGGGGAAGGCCAAGGCGAAGATCGCCGATACCATGCTGTTCAAGGGAAAGGCGCTGACCTTCACCAATCGCCTTTACGCCATCGTGGACAAGCGCGGCCGGCTTTCCGTGGACGACACCGGCACGCGGCTCCAAGCCGCCATCTACACGACGCGCAAGGATGCCCGCGACATGCTGGAACACGGCGAGCGCGTCGTCCGCCTCAACGACATCACCGGCCTGGTGCAGTAAGCCATGCTCTCCCCCAGCGCCAGGGCGGCCCGTGACGCCAAGATTCGCGGGATGGTCAAGGATGGCTGCACGCAAAGCGACGTGGCGCGGTCCTTGGGCCTAAGCCACCAGACGGTCGGACGTGCGATCCACGGGCGCCCATCGCGCGGCAAGGGCGTCGGCCGGGGCGCGAAGCCCAACATGCTGCGGCGCGCAATCGTCGTCAGCATGCGGGAAGCTGGCGCGTCGTTCACCGACATCGGCAAGGCACTGGACCCGCCCGTGTCAAAAACCGGCGCGTACTACATTTACCGCGCCGCCATGCGCTCAGGCTCTTGCGGGGACGAAAGCAAAGGCGTATCTTCCAAATGAAGAAGGCCCGGCTTGTTGAGAACCGGGCCTTCGGATTCGCTGCGGCAACAGCGAAGCTAGCGGTCAAATCGTACCGTTCTGGTACTGAATCCGCAACCTTCCCCGCCAACGCTCCGAATCCCGCCCGACGCGCGCAGTCAGTGGGGTCTCAGTGTGCCCGCCCGTCAGAGAAGCACGAACATGCTGCGGCCCTTGGAGCGGGGCCAAAATCAGGCGAAAGGCCAAACACGTCAATCAGCGGACACCAGGGCGATGAGCCGCCATCCCACGGACGGGGAAGCGGAGACGGCAGTAGCAGCATGTGGGCGAGCATCGGTTTACCCCATGGGTGTCCCAACGCTCTATGACCTCGCTTTGACCAAAGGAAACTGAAAGATGGGACTTCGTGGCTTCAAGGTCGATGCCAAGCGCGTCGCAAAAATCAAAGCCCTCCGCAAGTCTGGATGGTCCTTCGCCGAGATTGGCGAGAAGTTCGGCGTTTCCCGCCAGGCCGTGCAGCAAATGTTGGTCCGAGGGTCGAAAAGGCGTTGACACTTAGGCGTTGACGGCGTATCGTTGTAACTGCACCACCAACCACCGGGGAAGAATGAAATGACCGAGGCACCAAAAATTCACAAGGCCATGCTGGCAATCCAGCGCGGCATTCACGCGGTAGGCATCGGCAAGTTCCGCAAGAACGCCGAGCAGAAGTTCAATTTCCGCGGCATCGACGACGCACTGGCAGCCTTCGCGCCGCTGTTGACTGAGCATGGGGTCTACGTCGCTCCAAGCTACCGCGACCACACCGTTACCGCCAGGGCGACGAAATCGGGCGGGACCATGTTCAATGTCACCTTGGCCGGCACCTTCACATTCACGGCTGATGACGGCTCAGAGCGCGTCGTCGGCCCGTTCTACGGCGAGGCCAGCGATTCCGGCGACAAGGCGACCAGCAAGGCCACGTCCGTCGCCTACCGTAACGCCCTGTTTGTCGCGTTCTGCGTCCCGCATGAGCCGGCCATCGGCGGCGACCCGGACGGCCAGGGCGGCGAAGTGTTCGACGAGGCTGCGGCTTCGTGGCTGGACGCGATCAACGACGCCACCACCATCGAGGAAATGGAAACCATCGGCGCGCAGTTGAAGGAACAGGCGCCGACGATTGCAGCCGATTCCATGAAGGTCATTCGCCGCGAGTGGGCCGCCAAGGCCAAGACCGTGAAGGCCGCGCAATGAAGGCCAACGAAGCTCAGAACGACGCTGGATGGATGCAGGAGCGCGCCGGCAAGTTCACGGCCTCGCGCTCGTCGGACCTGATGGCCAAGACCAAGAGCGGCCCCAGTGCGAGTCGGTCGAATCTCTTGGTTCTGCTGGCGGTCGAACGCCTGAACGGCCAGTGCGTCGAGACGTACCGCAACGCCGCCATGGACCGCGGCATCGAGCTTGAGGCCGAAGCCCGCGACGCCTACTCGTTCGACCGCGGCGTGGCCGTGGACGAATGCGGCTTCATCCCGCACCCGACCCTGCCGAACTGCGGCGCGTCCCCGGACGGGCTGGTGGGCGACGACGGCCTGCTGGAAGTGAAGTGTCCCGCCAGCATGCAGAAGCACGCAGACGCGCTCAGGACGGGCGCCCACGCGCAGGAATACAAGTGGCAGCTACAGCACCAACTTATGACCACGGGGCGCGCCTGGGTCGATGCGGTGTCATTTGACCCACGGTTCCCCGAGGGCTTGCAGTTGGCCGTGAAGCGCGTCATGCGCGACGAGAAGGCCATCATCGAACTGGCACAGGAAATCATCATGGCCGAGGCGGAAGTTCTCGCCATCGTCGCCGAACTGGAATCTCTGAAGGAGAGCAATCGTGGGTAGTGTCGTCAAGCGTTACGACGTGGTGGCTGGTCGCAAGTATTCGACCCGCAACGGTGAAGAAAAAACCCACTGGATCAACGTCGGCGAAGGCACCGAATGGGACGATGGCGGGATCAGCTTGCGCATGCACGCCATCCCGGTCGGCGACTGGTTCACGGGCGACCTCAAGCTGTTCGAACGAAAGCCGAAGGAAGAACAGCAAGCGCCGCAGCGCAGCGCGCGCTCCAATGCGCCGCGCCAGGCCGCGCCGGCGAGGCAAAACGACGGCTTCGAAGATGACGACATTCCGTTCTGACCATGACCATCACCCCCGACCGTCTCGACCAAATCGCCAGCGCCACCCATGCGCTCGGGATGACGGTCGCGGAACAGCACGAACTGGTGCGCGGCTACCGCTACTACGCCGCCGCCCAATCCATCCTCACCGGCACGCTTTCCGAGCGCGCCGACATCATCCAGCGCATTGCCGACGCATGCGCCAACGACAAGGCCAGGACCATGACAACGACAGACGATGATGTGCGTTACTTCAAGCCCGGCGACAAGGTGTGTCTTGTTGATTTGCGCTGCCTTCACGACTCGCTGGAAATTGGAGACGTTGGAGAGGTTCTGACCAGCGAGGAAAACTTCATTGGGTTGGGTCCGCACCATGAAGTCCGATTCGACCGGCTTGGCAAGGATTGGCCGCAATCGGTCGGAATCAAGCAAATGCGACTCGTCGAATCTAGAGCGACCCCGACCCCCAGCGCCGCAATGGAAACGAAGGGTGCGGGGGTGGATGGCTTCGCCGAGTTGACCGGGTTTACTCCGGGGCCGTGGCGCGTCGAAACCACCGGGCTACGTAAGAACGAAATCTGGATCAGGTCGTCGGCAATAGACCCTGCCACCGGCTCTGACATCCCTGTTGCTGACCTGTATCACGAAGCCGCAGGCTTGGCAGCGGGGCAGGAGGCGGTGGCGTGGCAGGTTCAATTTTCCGGTAGCCCAGCTTGGTGCGCGTGCAGCGAAAACCTCGTCAAGCACTATGCTTCGCTTGGACTCGCAACCCGCGCCCTCTACACCACACCGCAGCCGTCGCATGAAACGGAACTACTGGCCGGCGCGATTCGTAACGCCGCCGTGAAGGCTGGCATCTGCCGCGAGGATGCAGCGTTGACCGGGCCGCACCTGTTGATGCTGTGCGATGACCTTGCAGCCGCAGCGTCCCCGCAGCCGTCGCCCGCACCTTCGGGGGATTGGGTGATGGTGCCGCGTGAGTTGCTGGCCGACGCGCTCGACAAGGTGCAGCGGTACGCGGAAACCGTCGTCCAGTGTGTGAAGGCCGACGACCTGGAGTTCCCACACTACGTTCCCTGCATCGAAGAAACTGCCGACGATCTGCGCGAAGTGCTCGCAGCCGCCCCGCCATCGCCGCCATCAGCCGCACCGGGTGCGCAGGAGGGATACAAGTTGCGCGACTACGGTTTCAACGAAGGCCCGTGGACCTATCAGCGCCAGCCGGGGAACGTCGGCGCGTGGGCAATCGGCACCGCTTGCCGCAAGGCGATGGAGCCGAGCGCGGGTGATCCGATAGATCGCGGCCTAATCCTGCTACGCGAATTGCAGGCCGAAGGTTTCGGCGTCTACGCAATCGGCGTCAAGGAGCCCGCAGCCGCACCACCGGAGGCGAGCGCATCGAAGGGCGGGGATGTTGAGCTTCGGCTCTTGGGCTACCTGCGGCCGGCCGACATCGCTAGATGCGTGGATGATCCTGACGACTGCCCGACCGTCAACATTGGCCCCGAGAACCACCTGTATTCCGTCCCCGTGTTCTTCCCGAACGTGATTGCCACCCCGCCCGCCAGCGAACCGGCCACGGGTGGCGCCCTGTCTGGCGCGGAGGGTGGAAAGCCATGAAAGATACGAATTACAGCGTGGTGATCCCGTCGATCAAGGCGATGCCGCGCGTTCGCATTGGGTTCTACCGCGATCCTCACCACGGCGACAACCTTTACGCGGCGCTGCTATTCCGTGACGGCTGGTGCGGTATCGGTCTGCGGTGGCAGTGGCACTTCTACAGCGTCATGTGGCCGTGTTCGCCCGGCAAGCGGCGCTGGTATTTCGGCCCATTCGAGTTCGATTGGTACAAGCTACCTGCGCGCGATGGATGGATGTCGTGATCCGATTCATCGTAGAGAAGAAGTTCCGGGACCGCGCAAGCGGCGCCGAGTGGGTTTCACACGTCACCGTGGACGCAAACGTGCCGGCGCTGCAAGCCACACTTGGCGGCGGCATGGGCTGCGACTGCTATGAAATCAGCACACTGATCGGCGCCGAAGTCCACAACGATTCCCCGAAGGAGCCACCCCATGACTGAGCCACGCGATGCGCAACGCTTGCTAGGGGAGGCTTACTCCAAGCTAGTCAAGGAGCGCGATGGGCTGGTCGAACAGCTTGCGGGGGTGCGGGCGGAGAGGGATGCGTTGAAGGCGGATGCGATGCGGCTAGACTTCCTCGACGCGATGAATGCGCGGAAGAACGCGCAAAACGGCACGCGCTACGGATGGCGGCTTTCGGAGAACCACAACCGCATCGCGTTGGAGGATCACAACTTCCCGCCGAAAACCGTCCGCGAAGCAATCGACGCCGCCCTCGCCTCCACCGGCAAGGAGGGCTAGTCCTCCAATCGCCGCCCGTTGCGAAGGACCGCTCGGGCGAGCGATTGGATGGCCTTGTCAAGCTGCGCGCCTGAGAGTTTCGGACCAGCGGCCAGGGTCGTCAGTTCGGACTTGAGCGCCGCCCATTCCGCCTTGTCTGCCGCTTCAGCTTGCGCCGCAAGCGCATCCTTCGCCGCCTGCGCGCTCGCCGTGACGACGCCCGGCATTTCCACCGTTCGCGTGCCTGATTCGCCACTTCTGGCGTCGTAAAAAACCTCGTTTACTTTCATTTCTTCACCCGATAGACGCGAATGCTTGAGCCGATGGCGAGCGAGTTGGCCACGCTACTGCTGATCGTGATGCCAGTTACGTTCGTCCCCGCGGTAGCCCACTGGTGTTGCGACATGCCCATTACGATAGTCGTGGTGTTGCCGCGCTCGTAATTCAGCCTCGCGCGCGGGCGCGCGTCGAAATCCTTGAAGATGAAGCCGGCGATGGTGGATTGCGTGCTGGCATCCATGGTGCCCACAAAGGCGTTGTTGGCACGCGCGCCTGCAATCGTCGTGTTTGAAACCGACATTGCGCAGCGGTGGTAATTCGAATCCGTCGTGTCTGCGTTGTAGTAAAGGCTGATGCTCGCACCGGATGCCGTGGCGTTCTTCAGCTTCACTTCCACGTAATAGGTTTCATCGGTGTCCAGGTCCAAGCCGCTGATGGCGAGATTCGTTGCAGCAGCACCAGCGACCAACGCCTCACCGATGTACTCCATCGTCCCGAGGTTGCGGTTGATGCCGTTCTGGCGGAAGCGGAAGCGGTCGGTCGTGTCGTTGACCCATACATCGCCATCCGCAGGGCTCGACTTGTCGCCGGCCGCAGGGATGATGTTCAGGCCACGATCCACGACCTTTGCCTGGAACACACTACCGCGCATGAGCCCGTAGTCGTGCGCGCTCGTCGTTCCAGAATAGCCAATGCCGTCGCCGTCGCTGGCGAAGAATCGACAACTGATGCCGCCCGCACTCGTCGCCGTGAAAATTTGCATCGTGGCGCTGGTGCCGACGATGGCCGCGAAGGTCTGCGTTGCGCTCCACGTATTCGCACCGTTGAGCAGCGGGACGTTTCCGCCGCTGGTGCCAGTGTTCTGCGTCGCGGCGGTGCCGAGCGCCAACGTCGCACGCTGCGCTGCTGCGTCCGCGTCGTCGAGCAGCGCCTTGCCGGCCGCAGTGATGTCGCCGCCAAGCTCCGTAGTCGTCACCACGCCCGCGTCGATTTCCCACACCGACCCGCTGGACGACACCGTAATGTCGCCCTTGTCGCCGTCGCTGATGCCGGCGCCAGCCGCAAGGTCGAAACTGACTGCGCAAAGCTGGCCAGCCGTGAACGTGCCGAAAACACCGCCCCGAAGCGACAGGGTGAACCCGTAGGCGTCAGCCACCGACCCAAGCACTGTCGTTATTTCGTAGATCGCCTCTCCCGTCTCCGAAGCAATGCGAAGGTGCGCGCCGGTCGTTACGTCAACGTCCAGCCATGCGTCGTAATCGGCGCCGTTGAACGAATTGATGTTGATGTACAAGTCGGTGACGGCGACAGGGTCGGAATCGTTTATCCCGATTTCGCCATCCGGCGGCGCGGTTTCCGGGATGGCAGAAAGCACCCATTCGCCCATGATCCCACCGAGCGGACGGGGCGCAATTTCGCGCGTCACGAATTCGTAGGTCACGCGCACCGCGTCGGTCGCGGAGAACGTGCCATTGGTGGATATGGCCGACCCGAGCGTGAACGTCATGTCCGAAACGTCGGGCGCGTAGGTATCCACGAACGCCACCAGCCGCGCGCTCTCGTCGGCGTTTACCACCGTGATGATGAACTGGTTGAGCGTTTCCAGGCCGGAGAGCGAGAACGCCAGCGCCAGCCAGTCGGCCCCGGCCGAATCCGTCGTACTGACGCGAACCGTCGTGGCGGCGCTCGGGTCGCCGTCGTCAAGCGTAACCTCGCCCACGGCAGGCGCAGACCCATCGAGCGCGGCGATGACATACGGGCCGCCCAAGTCCACGGCGCCACCGCCGCCCGCGCCGCCAGGGATGTCCACCGTCAGAACGCCAGCCGCTTCCGTCGTCGTAACGCCAGAGCCGGTGAAGTCCACCGTGTCGATGATCGCAGCGACCGGCACGCCTTCGTCTTGGAAGTCGATTCCGGGCTGCACACCGAATGCCACGAAGTCGGATAGGTCAGGGTCGGACGTTCCGGTGATTCGCCCCTTGCCGTCGCGCACGATGCGCTTGAGCGCGCCGCCGCCTGCGTCAGCCACGTTCGACAGGCCCAGCGCGGTGTTTCCAGCCTCGCCAGCAGGATTCGTCGAGTCGATTTCGCCCGCCGTCCCAGTGATGCTGCGCGGCACGATGTCGCCGTCCGTTTTCAGGACGAGATACCCGCCAGGGACCGCGTTCGCAAGCTGCTGGACGTTGGACGGAATGCTCTGCACCAGCGGCCAGGCCGTCACCGTCACTTCCCGGATGACGCCACCAGGCGCAGGAGGGGGCGCAGGAGCCGCGGTCACTTCGCCATCGAACAGCGTTCCATCGGCATTGAACACGTTGACCCCGATGGTGGCGCCATACGTCGCGCCTTCCTCCACCTTCGTCGTCTTGCCGCCGCCGTTGTGGATGGGGACGGTCTTGATGGGGCGCTTGGCCATTACGGTTCCTTGGGTTCTTTCACGAATTGATAGGCGGATTCCAACAGGTCGAAAACCTGGTCGTCGTCGTAGGCTTTCGGTTCCTCGCCCGTGAGGTCGGCCAGTTCGCGCTTCGTCATCTGCGCCACGCGCGAAAGCATGCCGCGCAGGTTGTTGCGCGCCGATGGCGGAATCTTCACGCCCCAGCGTTCCTCGATGAGCGCATAGTTTTCCGTGCGGTTCGCAGCTGCCAGTTCGGACAACGCTTCCTCCGTCGCCTGTAGCTGGTACAGGTCGCCATAGGCTTTCGCCTGCATCGCCTTCGCCAGCGTGTCCACGGTCGGGTTGAGCATCGCGCGATTCATCACCGCTTCGTACTTGTCGCCGAGCACACCCTGCACGCCGTAGTGACCGGCTATTTCGTGGAACGCGGTGAATTGCTCGTTTGCCGTACTCATGTTCTTGGCGATGTAAACCTTGGCTTCCTCCGGGGAGAAAACGCCAAGCGCGCCACCCTTGAACGCTTCGCGCACGCTCGCATTGCCGAGCTTCGGGAAGTCGCGCGGCATGACTTCCTCCACCGCGGGCGCGTTGCGCAGTTCCTTCACGATTTCCTGCGTCGGCGTGGGAGGCTTGAACATCGGCGCGCCAAGGTCGTCGCGCTTGATCTTGCCCGCGCGGCCGAGCTTCTTGTTCTCGCCGTTGTCCGCGTACTTGTCGAGTACCAGCCCGTCCGTGACTTCCTTCGGGTACTGGCCCTTGATGTGGTCCAGTTCGGCCTCCACGCCCGCGTCGTCCTTGATGTCGGCCAAGCGGCCTTTCAACGCGCGCTCGTCGGGCTTGCGGTACTGCGCGCCGACACCAAGCAGCGACACGGCGAAGATGGCCGCCGACTTCGGCAATCCGTTGTCCGTCATGAGACCGCCAACGTCGTGCAAGGACAGGTCGCCGACTTCGGTGTAGACGACATCACCCGGCTTCGCCGGCTCGTCCCAGCGCAATGCAAAGCCCGTCTCCTGGAACGAAATCGGCACCACCAGCCCGGCCAGCACGTCTCCCGGCGTCTGCGGCTGGCCGATGACGTTCTCGCCCGTCGCCAGCGTGGCGATGGCGCCGGGGATCGGAGCCAGCTTGGTGCGGACGAAGTTCGTGATGACGTTCCACGTCGTCTGCCCGCCATAGTCGAGTTCGCGCGGCAACGCCTCCCCGAAGAACCCGGAGTCCGACAGGCGGTAGCTGCTGCGAAGCGGCGAGACGCGGCCCGAGGTCGAAACGGTTTCTCCGGTCAGCGCGCGCGCCAGGAACACCGTGACTTGCGAAAGTCCGGTCATCGGGTCGAGGTACGTGTTGTTGAACTTGATTTTCAGGAAGTTCGACGAGCGCGGATCGAACGACACCAGCGGTTCGTCGTCCTCGTCGTCGGCCGCCAGTGCCGCCAGCCCGAACACCACTGACACGCCCATCATGAAGCGCGCATATTCGGCCGCGATCATGCCGCGCGTGCGCAGCGTGCCGCCGTAGAGCGGTTGCAGCGCCAGCAGGTTCAAGCGGCTGGCCACCAGTCGCGGCGCGAAGAAAATGGTATTCAGCCCCGTGGCGCTGGTCGTGTGGTTGTTCAGCCCGATCTTGCCGCGGCCGGTCGCCACGTTGATGAAGTTCGCAATGGCTTTGCCTTCCGCTTCGGTCGGAACCTTCGACTTCGCCAGCGAGGCCACCATCGCGTCGAAAGAGTCGGCGCGAATCTGATTCAGGACCGTCGTGTAGGCGCGCTGGGAGCCGCGCACCAGCCCGCCGAGCGCCCACTGCGGCATGCGCTCGATCCAGCGGGATTGGAACGCTTCTTCCACCTTCGCCTGCGACACGCCCAAGTTGTCGTATTCGGTCAGGTCCAGCTTGAAGCGCGCGTAGAGTTCGGCGTTCGGACGCGCCTTCAACGCCTCCGCGGCCTTGAGCGCGCCGGCCTCCGACTTGAAGGCGCCCATCATCGACGGCACGGCCTTGGCCGCGCGCACAGGATGGCCCAGCGTGATAAAGCCGCCTTGGCGCAGCAGGCCCGAGAAATCGAGGCTCGTCAGGTACGAGCGCGCCAAGTTCGTCGCTTCCTTGCCGTAGCCGAACACCTTGCCCAGCGGCGAACGCTGCGCCATTTCTTCTTCGAACTGACGCTTTGCGAATTCGGCTTTGGCTTGCAACAGTTTCAGCTTGGCTTCGGTGTTCGCGGCGTCCAGCTTCTTCGCTTCCGGGCGCGGACGGCGCGCGTAGTCGTTCGCGGCAATGCGGGCCTTCACTTCCTCAAGCTGGCGGGCGAGCTGCTTGGCGCGCGTGCGCTGGTAGCGTTCCTCCGGCGTGGCCTTCGGGTTGTCGATCATCGCGCGCTCTTTCAGCAGTGCGTCACGCTGCGCCACCAACGCTTCGATTTCCGGCGTGATCGGCGGCGGCGCGGCGCGCTTCGGGCGCTCGCCCGTGGCGATTTGCTTCTCGATGTCGGCGATTTGGTTCGACAGGTTGGTGATGCGCGCTTGCTGGTAGCTCGCCAGCTTTTCCGGGTCGTTCCCAGCCTGCCGCGAAGCGCGCTTGAGCATGTCGTTCAGCGCGCGGCGCTTCTCGCGCACGGCCTGCGTCGCCTTGTCGCGCTGCGGGCCGGACTTGAGCGCGGCCAGCCCTTCGCTCATGCGGTCGATGCTCTCCTGCATCTGCACCAGCGAGCGAAGTTCGCGCAGCGCCACCTTGTCCGCTTCCTTGCTCGGGAACAGCACCTTGCCGTATTCCGAGAACAGGCGGCGCACGTCGCGCTCGGTCATGTCGTCGCGCAGCGCCTTCACGTCAGCATGCACGGCGCGCATGACGGCATCCTCACCCTGCACGCCCGCCTGCACATGCTTGCGCGCCAGGTTGTAAATGTCGCGCGTGGTGATGTTCTCCGGGTCGATGGCACGCTCCGTCGCCACGCCGCCGGCACGCAGCTTCGCGGCTTCGAATGCCTGCGGCAACGCTTCGGCGAACTTGTCGAACTGCGCGCCAAGCTGGCCGCGCATCGCTGCGGTGAAATCTTCCAGCGTCGTGACGCCCTGCACCGCGACGACTTCGGCGCCGATGGTGGAGAGGTTGAAGAATTCGACGGGGGAGACGGCGGGGCGGGAGAACAACAGGTCGCGCTTCTTGTCGGCGTCGTAGGTGCCACGGTTGAATTGGCCCTTCACTTGGCCTTCGCCGAACGGGATATAGACGCGATGCTTCTCGCCGCCCATCTTTCCGCCAGTGTCCACGATGCCGTCGTAGCCCAGCGAGCGCAGGACATCCGTCACCTTGTCGGGGATCGTCGTCCATGCGCTATCGCTGATGCCGGCGTCCGTCACGAAGTCGGCCACCCAATCGCGCAGCGTGCGCGTGTTCTTGTCCCATGCGTCCGAGCCGCCTTGCGCCGCGCGGCTGCGGTCACGCTTCGCAGCCGAGCGCAACGCAGGCACAACGTCCGCCGGCAAGTCACTCGTGACGAGCGGGGACTGCATCGCCACATGCACCGGGATGAGCGCCGGATAGGTTGCGGTCGGAGAATCAAACGTCACCGAATCCATGGGCATCCCGGCCGCTTTCAGCACGTCCATGAAGCGGCCTTCGTCGCCGTAGATGGAACCGCTGGACAGCCACGACTCAACAAGCGCCTGCAACATATTGCCGCGCGCCTGCTTTACCTCGTAATCGAAGTTGCCGATGCCGGTCGCGTGACCTTCCGGCTCAAGGATGACGTTCTCGCCCGCGTCGTCCATCGCAACGCGCGGCGCGAGCGCGGTGATGCGCTGGCGCACGTCGGACGGAAGGCTCCACCAAGCGCGGTCAATCGCCATCTGGCTGCGATAGCCGGGGACGCGCACCTTGAACCAGGAGGCGAAGCCCTGTTCCTCGTAATCGAGGCTGGTGTCTTGCTTGCCGGTCGCGTAGTTGCTGCCGATATTGGCATCGCTGGTGAAGAACGCCATGGGGCCGGACGTGGCGCGGCGCGCATCGAAACCCTTGCCGATGCGATCCGGGCGCGCGGTTCCATGCACAGCTTCCACAACGACCTTCTGGCCGCTGCGGAAATCGTAGGTGCCAGCATCGGAGCGCGTCACCAACGGTGCGTTGTTGGACCAGCGCCGGAAGTTCTCTTGGCGGGTTTCCTCCGTCATGCGCTTGCCGCGCGACTGCGCCGGCCCCCGCATCGCGGCATCGCGCACCCCCGCCGAACGCTCCACCGAGCGCGCAGCGTCGGCCAGGATCGTGCGCAGTTCCGACTCCGAGAACGAGCGCGGGTTGAAGCCCAGCGAGCGCAGGAAGCGGCGCAGGGCCGCCAGCACGCGGTCGATGAGGCCGCCGGTCACGCCGCGCTCGGCCATGACGGCGAGGAATTCGCGGGCGAACAGCGTGGGGTCCGCGTCAGGGTAGCGGCGCAGCGTCGATTCCAGCGCGCCGCGCACGTCCGCCGACAGGCCGGACTTGTCCGCCTTCATCGCGGCAACGTCGGTTAGGACGCGCTGCCAGCCTTGACGGCCCAGCACGCCCTCCACGCCATAGTGGCCAACGGCTTCGTGCGCCAGGACTTGCAGCCCGCGCGCGGAGTTCGCCAGGTTCGACGCGACGAGCCACACCTTGCCGGTGCCGTCGTACCAGCCTTCAACGGTCTGCCAGTCGCGGCCGGTCTTGGCTTCGTCCGGCAGCGCGTCGGCGTCCTGCACCACCTCGACGGCCGGCGCATCGCCGCGCCACTCGCGCACGATGTCACGGATGGCGGCGGACAGGTCGGTTTCCGACATGCCGATGTCGAAGGCTTCGAAGCGGCCGGCGCCTTGGGCGGGGCGGGAGAACGGCACGTCATCGCCGGGGGCGCCGGGGTCGTCCGCAGCCTCGCGGCGCGCGGCTTCTACCATCACGCGCGAGTCGTCGCTGATCGGCCGCACGTCGTCGCCGCGCAGCGCGGCCGCCAGGATTTGTAGCGCGTCGTCGTCGTAGGAATCCGGCGGCAACAGGTCGGATTGCTCCATCGACTCGCGCAGCCGGTCCAGCGTCATCCCGCCATTGCCCGCGCGCCACAGACCCGGAATCGAGCCTTTCAGGTCGCGGTCGGACCAACCGAGCAGGCGCTTGAATTCGGTGGCGTTGAGGCCGCCGCCGCGCGCCAGGCCAGCGAGGTACGCACCAGCCGAGAAGTTGGCGGGGCGCGGCTTCTTGGGCTTGGCGGCGACGGGCGCCGGGGCCAGGCCAAGGGCTTCTCGCGCTCGCGCGGCGTCGGCCTTGATCTTCGGCAGCGTCGAGCGCGCCGGCCCGGCCTTCGCCATTTCCTGCACCAGCGCGCGGTAAGCGACCATGGCGCCTTCCTGCGCCTCGTAGTCGTCCTTCGCCTGCTGCGCGGTGCGTAGCTCGGCTTCCAGCGTCTGCACGCGGTCGGCGTACTCCTTGAGCTTGGCCGATTCCTCCGCCGTCAGCGGGCGCTCCTTGCGCACGCGCTCGCGGCGCTCCAAGGCTTCGAAGGTGAAGTCCTCGCGGATCATGCGCTGGCGGAACTGGCCGAGCCGGCCCCATTCCCGGCCGCTCGCCGCCGTGGCCTGGTCGATGTCGTTGATGCGCGCTTCCGCGTCGTCCCACTCGCGCTTTGCCACCGCGCGCTGTTCCGGGGACAGCTTCGGGTCACTGGCGCGCAGCGCGGCGTCGTCGCGGCGCTTGCGCTGGTTCACCTTCTCGACCAGCAGCGCGGCTTCCTCCGTGACCGAAATCGACGCATCGCCCTGGGTCCGCAGCTTTTCGGCCGCTTCCTGCGCGAAGTTCGGGTTCTCGGTCAGCGCGGCTTGCGCCTTGTCGAGCGTTTCTCGGTTCGACTGCGAAGCCGCTCGGATGATCGGGTCGGCGCCGCGCTCGGCGCGCTCGCGGTCTACGGTCGCATTCTTCGTGCTGGTTGCCTTCGGATCGGGCGCGCGCGGCGCTGCGGCAGGCGCGGACGCGCTCGGCGGGGCGGAATCCCCGGCGCGGCGCTGCGGCGATCCTGCGGGCGCTGGGGCGCTTCCACGGCGCTCGGCCAAGACGCGATTGGCCAGCGCGTCGGCCTTTTCGTTGAGTGCGCGGTTTCGCTCGCGCTCGGCTTGCAGCGCCGGGCGCGTGGCCGCTATTTCGTCGGGAGTGCGGACGCGGGGCAGCCCATCACGCCCAACGTCGGATTCGACGCCCTCAGCTTCCGATGCTCGCGGCGGTGCGGCAGCGCCCGTGCGCTCGGCGAGAGCGTCGGCGAGTCCAGCGCCAGCAGTTCGACCGGCTTCGGGCGTTCGTTCTTGCGGCAGCGTTTCGCGGGGTAGTCGCGCATTCGTGTCCTCCGTGGGTTCGGTAAGCGCAGCGAGCAACGCATCATCGTCAGCGAGTTCTTCGGCAATCGACCGCTTCGGCGCGGGTGCCTTGCCAGCGTTCTCCGGGTCATAGGTGGCGGCGTCGATGACGTGCATGGGCATCGACTTGGCGCCGCGCGCGAGCGCGTCAGCCGTCCGATGGTTGCCGTCATAGATGCGGAATTCGCCGTCGCGCATGCGGACAGCCACCGGCATGTCGCCGTAGCCTTCGATCAGGTCGCCCGGCCCCTTGCGGGCATCGAAGTCATCCCAGCGCATTTCCGTCTGCGGGCTGGCTACGCGGTCGAGCGGCACTTCCTCCACGCGCGCGGCGCGCTGCATGTCCTCGCGCGTCGGCGCCAACGGCACGGAAAGCGAAGCGGGGCCGGGAAGGCGAGTGCGCTTGGCCTTCGCCTCACCCTGCAATTCCCGGAACGCCTTGCGGCGCGTCGCCTCGCCAGCCTCGGAGAAGCCGCCGGACGGCGCAAGCGGGTTCTCGCGGATGAATTCGCGGGCCAGGATGGTCCCGATGCCGCGGCCCTGATAGTCCTCCGCCACCGTGTTGAGGGTTTCGCCGTTCTCGATTTCGATGCTGCCCACGGTCTTGCCGTCGATCTGCGCGAACAGGCCCGTGGGCGTGCGCAGCAGTTCGACCGGCGCGCCGGCCTTGTCGGCCAGCGTCATCGCGGGCACGGCTTCGGCCGGCGTGTCCATGTCCTCAGACTTGAGGATTACGCGATCCTCGGGGCTGATGCGCTTACCGCTCGGGTTCACCGCGGCGATGTATTCGTCCTCGGGCATGGCGAGGGCGTCGGCGAGCGTGGAACGCTTCGGCGATGCTTGCATTGAACCGGCCTGCGAGGCAGGAGCAGCAACGGTTTCGGCCGTCGGCGCCGGGACTGAATCCGAGCGTGGAACATTCTGGCGGATCGGCGGGAGGTCGGTGGCTTTTCCCACCAACCGCTCCGCAGGCACGTCTATGGGATTTCCCATAGACCCCGGCAGCACGTCCGCCAGCCCCGGCACAGCCTGGGTCACCTGCGCCACGACTTCGGGCGGGATGCTGGCCAGCACGCTCGCAAGGTCGCCGCCGGCCGCCGGCTGGGCCGCCTGATCGGACGAGGACGCGGGCGGGACGACCGGCGGCGATTCGATGGCGGCGGCTAGGTCCGGCAGCAGCGGCTCGGGGATGGCGGGCGGCGCCTTCGGCACGTTCGGGGATTGCAGCGCGCCAGCAAGGACGCCCATCGGGCCAGCGGCCAGGGCTTCCGTCGCAGCCGCACCACCCACGCCGCGCCACGGGTCGTAATCCGCGCCGCCGGCAATGGTGCCGACGTTCTGCGCGAGTTGGTTCGCGCCGCCCTCGATGCCCTCGCCCACGGTTTCCTTGACACCGCCGAGCGCCGCGTTCGCCGTGCGCGAGCCAGTTTGACCCTTGGAGATTCGGCCGAGCAGGGTGTTCTCTGCCACGTTGAATCCCAGTTTCTGGCTCAAGCCTTGCAGCAGCGCAGACGTAGCCGTTCCCGTCGTGGTGGAAACCGAGCGCGCGGTATCGGCCAGGATCGCGCGCGCCTGCGCTGGGTCGCCCGTCATTTCAAGCAACCGCTGGTACACGGGGTCGTGGAACAGCATGCGCTCGTCGGCCTGCATCACCGATGCGAACGCGCCCTCGCCCGCGCCCGCGCCTTCCACGCCAGCCATGGAGCCGAGTTGCGCGACCGTGGCCGCGCCTTCCGCAAACCCCAGCCCCTTCGCGCCCAGGCCCACGGCGCCGCCCAGCGACAGCGACGGGATGAGGCTATCGCTCACCGTGGCTAGTGCGGACGGGTTCGTGAGTATTTCCTTGGCGGCCGGAATTAACCCCGCCTTCGATGCTTCGGCGAGCCGCTTCTGCGTGTCCTTTTCCTTGGCCGACTGGAACACGCCCGCCGTGTCGGCGTAGTCGCCGAGATAGCGCGCCACGTCCTGCAAGGCGAAGCTGGCCGGCTGGCCGGCGTTCGGATCAGCCGCGCGCGTCTCGGCCAGGCCCATGCGCGTCGCCGCCACGGGGTCGTTGATGAGGTCGGGCAGGTACTCGGAGAAGGCGCCCATGAGGCCGGAGCCGGCTTCCAGCGCGTTGAACGCCGTGGCGCCGAGCGGCACGCCATCCCAGGGCGTGCGCTGGTTCGCGGTGTTGACGATGGATTCACCGATGCCCAGCCCGGCCTTGCCGATGCCCAGCACGCGGTCATAGCCCGCTTCCAGCCAGCCGCGTTCCGGCTCGGCCGCGAACGGGTCGTGGTCTACCGCCCGGAGCTTACCTTTCGGCGCGGCAACAACCGGCCCCGCTTCGGCAAAGGGATCGTGGTCTACCGGGCTGATGGGCATTTACGGGGTCCAGAGAAGCCACTTGCCCGGTCGCGCCGGGTCGGGGAGGTAGAAGTTTCCATCCTTCGCACGCTTTGCGCCTGCCGGCGGCGCCTCGGGGCCGACGATGCCCGGCAACGGACGCGCCGGGTCAACGAACGTCGGTTCCAGCGTTTCGCCCAGCGGCGCGGCGTTGATCTGCGGCGCGCTCGCCGCCTCGATGGCCTTTTCCGGCGTCGCTTCGGCCGGCTCGCGCGCACCCGTGGCCGCCGCGGCTTCCGCCATCGCATCGCCCGCCTTCACGTCGCGGACCAGCCACTTCGCCGCGGCGAAATCACCGTCGCGGTAGTCGGGATCAGCTTCGGCCTGCTGCAACTGCCATGCGACGAAAGCCGGGTCCGCGGCCAGGAACTTGTCGCGCGGCGGCGAGTACGCCGGCACGCGGCGCGTCGCTGCCTTCGGCGCCGGCCCGCGCCCCACCTTCTCGGCCCGCGCGCCTTCCGTCGTGATCCGAGCTTCCGTGAGCGCGGTCGGGATGATTTCATCGGCCAGCCCGCCACTCGGGATGATGTGGCCGTCCTCCAAGCGCACCGGCTCGAAAGCCTTGCCGCTCGCAAGCGCCTGCTGCGCGTTGTAGGCGCCGAAGTCGCCCAGCGCCATCGCTTCGGCCGCGGCTTGCTTGCCGGGCAGGAAGTTCGGGTCGATTTCCTTGCCCAAGCTGCCGAGATTCGGATTGGCCTGAATCGCAAGCGCGCTTTGCGCCCATTCCTCGCGCGGAATCTGCCCGGACGCCAGCCGCGTGCGAAGGTCCATGCCCGCCTGCGCTGCGATGCGCTGCAACCGCTCGTTCGCCGCGCGCTCGCGGGCGTATTCGACGTTGTACTGGCCGGATTGTGCCTGACTGTTACGAAGCATCTGATCGGCGAAGGCCGTCCCACGCTGCCCGCCGAAGGCTTGCTCGCCAAGCGCCTGCACGCCGGAGAAGTTGTAGGGCCGATCCTCGCCGAAAAGTGCCATGTCAGTACCAGCCCGGTGAACGCACGTTGTAAGGGGCGTAGCCTGCGGCCGACGACATGCCGGCGCCTTGCGCGGTCACGCCGCCCGCGGCCTTTCCCGTCGCCCCGCCCATGCCAGCACCCAGCCCGCCGCCGGCATAGCTCATGCCGATTTGCGCGGCCATGTCGATCCACGGATTGCGGCGAATCTGGCGCAAGCGCATGTCGTCGAGGTAGGCATTGCCGCGGCTCGCGCGTGCTTCCAGGTCAACGTCGGTTCCCAGCCGGCCGTATCCGAAGGATTCGTTCTGGCGCTGCAACGTCGGCGCTTCGACGCGCGAGAGCAGGCCCGCCGTTTCCAGCGCACGACCCTCAACCGCGGCCCCGCGCGCCGTCGCGTCCTGCTTGAACGCCGAGCTACCCACGGCCGGCGCGCCGCCGCTCTGCACCAGCCCGGCGCGGCTCTGTAACTGCTTCGAATAGGAGTCGAGCGCGCCCGCCCGCTCGTCGGACGACGTGCTGCCTTCCAGCGACGTGATTTCATCGTTTACGCGCGCGTCGATCTTCTGCTGTTCCTTCGACCGGTTTCGTATGCTCTGCGCGAGCGCATCATCCTGCTTTCGCTCGGTGCGGCGGGTGTTGTATTGCTGCGCGCCCACCGATGCAACGGCGAGTGCGATGGGGATGGCGGCGGCGCCCATGGCGTTATCCTCGGGTCGGCTGGGAGTAGTAGCCGAAACCGCTGATGCGGTCGGCGCGGCGGCGTTCGTTTTCGTCACGCGAACGCTTGAAGAAGTCCGCCAGTTGACCGCTGGCGAGGTTGACGGAGTTGGCCATGCTGCCCGACTTGCCGGCTTCCAGGTTCGTCCGCATCGCCGCCGCGGCCTGCGCCGCGCCCGTCGTCACGTCCAGTCCTTGCGTGGCCAGCGAAATGAGGTTGCTGCGCGCCTGCTGGTCCGCCGACTCGATGCTGGCGCCGACTCCCCGCGCGTTGCGATCCACTTCCAACAGCCCGCGCTTGTACGCTTCGGCCATGTTCGCCTGCTGGTCGTTCTGCGTGGAGCCGAACGCCGTACCGTTGCGCGCCAGGGCGAACTTCAATTGAAGCTCGGTTTCCTTGTTCTGGCGGTCGAGGTCTTGCGTGCCCAGCGCGCGCGATGCGCCCACTGCGTCCTGAATCTCGGCGGCGCGGCCAGGCCCGTCGAAAACCGCGTTGATGCGGCCTTGACTGGCGCGGATGGCGGCCTGCCGTGCGGCTTCGGCGCGCTCGGCTTCTTTTCCGGCTCGGTTCGAACTGGACCCCATGGCCTTACCCTCGCGTTTTCGCGTACATGGCGGCGTCGGCACCATTGCCGCAGTACGCCGTAAGAATACCCTCAAAGCGCATGCCTAGCGCGCGCTGATACCACTGCTGCGTGCGCGTGCGCGACGCCAGGCAGATGATTTGAACCCGGCGCGCGTCGTCTGCCAGCTTGCCGTCGATCACCTTGCGCGCAACACGCGAGAACGTGCGCCAATGCGTTGCCCATCCCGCATCGGTCCCGCACATCCAGGCTTCGAAGTTGCCCGGCCCGACCGGTACGAATCCGCCAAGCAACACCGGGGCGTTGTGCTCGTCCACCAGCAAGAATTTCGGCCCGGCCGCGTTGATGAAGGCGCGCGCGGCAATCTCCGGGTCGTAGTTGTCCACGCCCGACATGGCCATGAACTGTTCGATTTCGTCGGCGCGCATCGAGTGCGCCAGCACGGCGAAGTCCACCACGTTCGGGTCGTAGACGAGGCGCAGGGTCATGCGGCGGGCTGCTGGTCGTGTACGTAGAGCAGCAGGCCCGTGAGGGACCAGGGCGCCTCGCCGAAACGCACCTTCACGCTGATCGTCGGCGCCGTCAGCGGCATGGGAACGATGGTGCCCGGCACCGTGTCGGCCGCCGTCAGGTTGTAGAGTTCCGTGAAGGCCGACGAGTCCGCGTTGCCTTGGATGTAGCCGAACGAAATGCTCACGTCCTCGCCGGTCGATGTGATGTCGAAGCCTTCCAGCATCTTGTCCTGCCCCGGCTGCCCGAAGTCGAGCCACGGCCACCACACGTAGCCGATGATCGGCGCCTCGCCCGCCTCCACCAAGTCCGTCGTCAAGGCTTCATCGACGCGGTAAACCTCGTCGTTGCCACGGATGTACAGGTCGTTGTCGAGTTGCGCGAAGCCCGTCACCGTGAACGGGAAAATGTAGCGCGACCACGCGCCGCTGCGGCCGTTGCGCGTGTACACGAACACGTCCGAGTCGCCATCACCGCGCGGGAACGCGAGCCAGTATTGCCCGGCGCCAGGGTAGTACGTGGCGAACGGCCGATGGCCGATGCCGAGCGTACTTTCCAGCGCGGGGATGACGAGCGTATCCACCGGCTCGCCCACGTCGCCGGCCGTCAGGTTCGACGCGCCCACGGCAATCGACACCGAGCGCACGCCCTGCTGCGACAGGAACAGGAGTTCATCGTCCACCGCCTGCGCGGCGTGCTGGTACACCGAGCCGATGCCTTCCATCTGATCGAGCAGGTTCATCGCCGCCGGGTCGGGGTCGATCTGCCACATTTGGAAGCTAGACGCATTGAACGCGACGAGATTGGATCGGTAGAGATTCAACACCGTCATGTCGTTGGCGTTCTGCTGCTGGATGCCGGTCGGCAGATACCCCGCGTCCTCTTCCGTCGTCCAGTCGAGCGGGTTGTTCACCGCCGAAAAGCGCGTGATGTCCGAGTCCACTGCAAAGATATGCGACGCGCCGATGGCCACCACCTTCGAATGCGGGCAGTTGTCGTCGAGAATGACGGCGCCGATGGCTTCCCAATTCACAGTGTTGTCCGCGACGAACTGGCCGGGGCCGGTCGGCCACGTCGGTTCCGTCGCGCCGGTAATCATGAGGGCTTCGGCCTCCCACGTTACGCGGTTCGAATACGTGGCTTCCCACATCACTTCGTTGTCCACGACTTGCACGCCGTTGACGGTCGGCCACGTCGGCTCGGTCGTGCCGGTGAAGCTGTTGCCCGTGACCGCGACGGCCACGAAGATGAGGCCCGTGTTCGCAACCTGCGTCACCAGGTTCCAAGAGAAGTCATCGACCCACAGGGCGTTACCACCCTGGTTGCGGAAGCCGCGCGCGCCGATACGGACCTTGGCCGCACCCGCAGGACAAACCGCCGTCACCGTCGATTGCTTCCAACCACCATCGCTCGACGTAACGCGATTGCCCTCGCTCGTCGAAACCAGCGTGGTGCCGTCGCTCGCGTACCAGCGCAGCACCACGGAAGCCCCAGCGTCGCCGCTGCTGCTGGCGCCCTGATCCACCATGCAGCGCGCCGTGATCGACTGGCCTGGATTCACGTCGGCCGTGTCGGTTTGCTCGATGAAATGCACCGTGTCGCTGAGCGGGTCCGGGTCGTACTTCGCCGAGAACGTGCCGCGGTAGACGTGATTGCCCGTGCTGCCAATCGTCCAGCCGTATTCCTTGGTCCAGTCCGAATCGCCGTCCTCGAAACCGGGGTTCTCGATGTCGGTGTTCGACACGGCGGCGGCCACCGCAGGCTTCACCAGGTCGCCGAGGATTTTGAAGGTGCCGGGGGTCCACGGAACGACGGCCATTACTGTTCCGCCTCGCTACCGGGGGAATTGCGGCTGTTGAAGGAGCCATAGCGGTCCTCGATGGGGCTGGGGACCGTGCCGGGGCCGCCCGGCGTCGTGTCGGTGCCGCCCGTGCCCGGCGTGCCGGCTGGCGCGCCCTGGTCCACGTCCTCCGTTACCTGCGCCCCATCTTCCTCGGGCCAGTCGGGTTCCTCGCTGCCGCTGCGCGGGTTGTCGCCTTCGACCGCGACCACCGTGTAGCGGAAGCCGTTGGCTTCGGTCGGCTCCACGATGTCGTTGATGGCGCGCGGCACGTCAGGCGCCCACACCGGAGACGGGTTGCCCTGCCGGCCGGCACGGTAATAGAACCCGTTCGGCACGGTCGGCGCCACGATGTCACCCACCGACATTGCCGTGTCCGGCGTCCAGACTTCCGGCGCCACGATCCAGAAATGCCACACGCGGCCCGACGAGAATTCGGCCACCACGTAGGGATAGCCCAGGTACGGCGCGGCGAAATGGATGTTGACGAGCGTGGCGCTCGGTTGCTCGGGGTCGTTGATGCGCAGCACGTCGTATTTCGGGTTGTCGCTGGTGACGCTCGCGTGCGAGAACACCCACAGCTTGTTCGCCCAGGCCATAAGCCCCTTCGTCAGCCCGGCCGAGAACAGCACTTCCAGCGCCGTGCCAGCGCGTGAGCGCGGCTTGCCCCTGCCATCGACGTAACCGTTCACCAGGTCGTAGAGCACGCTCTGCGGCGCGCTGATTATTTCCCGGCGGTCGATGCCGCCGGCCGCGGTGTTCAGAACGAAGCGGCGCGCGGTCATTCGAACGGCACGTTCGGAATCGGGAATGGACTCAGATCGCTATAGCAGCAAGGTCGCAGGCCCGGAACGTAGCGATTCGTCTTGTGCGAGGCCGCCACGCGCTCGCTGATGTAGGCGTCGAGGTCTTGCGGGAGCGTGCCCACTTCCTGCTTGTAAAGCTGCTTGGCCGCGATGGTCGCGTGCAGGAAGATGGCTTGGTCGTCTACCGCCGGCTCGTCGGCGTCATCGACGAACGGGCCAGGCTCCCAGCGCCCGCACAGGACCAGGAATTGCGTGTCCGCGCCCGGCGTCGGCCACACCCGCAGGTTGCCGTCGATCATGTCGTAGCGCGTCGGCCAGCCCGTTTCCGGTTGCTGCGTGTAGATGCTCGGCTTGAAGCCGGACACCAGCGGATACCACACGTTGTCCCGCAGCACCCCCACCCATTCCAGCCGGTCGGCGTCGATGGGCCGGTCACTGTTGTCCGGGTCGAGCAGCGGATAGCTCACTTCGCCATCCACCAGCGGAATCGTGATTTCGCGCAGGCTTCGCAGGCTGGCGTAGCGGCTGAAAAGCGTGCTGTTCGCCTCGCGCACGCAGCGGCGAATGAAGGTTGTGGCGTTCGCCGGCAGGCGGCGCTCCATGTCGGCCAAGTACTGCTGCCAGTCCTCGCGGTGCAGCTTCCAATCGTCTTGCTTGAACGAGGCTTTGAGCGTGGACAGCGCGAGCAGGTAGACCGCCTGCGGGTCGAACGTCGGCGCGTCACCGTCACCCCAGAACGTGAGGATTTCCACCGGGCCGCCCTGCGTCACCTGGTAGCGGCGCGCGAGCGTGCGCTGCGCATCCGACAGCGCGACGCGAAGCCGCAAGTCCTGGTTCGGCAGGTTGCGTTGCGCGTAGTCGCCAAGCAGGCCCATCGCGCGCTTCTCGTAATCGCCGGCCTCGGGCTTGTTGTAGTGCTTGGCCGCCATCCACATCGCATATTGCAGAACATGGGTGGGGTCGAGCGTGGTTTCGTCGCCGTCAGCAACCAGCCGCACCGGCTCGCTGCCTTGCTGCGAAAGCTGCGCAGCGCGGAAAAGCATCTGCTGCGCTTCGTTGATCGTGGTGTTGAGATACGCGGCCATTCCGGGCGGCGGATTCGCTGCCTGCGCGGAGTAGCCAAGCAACCGCATCATGTCGGCGCGCAGTTCCGACAGCGTGCGCGGCGTCGGGTTGTCCTGTTCGGGGAGCAGCCCCAGCGAAATGCGCAGGCGCGCCATCATCCCGGACATGATTTCGGACAGGTCGGACGGCTCGCCTTCGCCACCGCCACCCGTCGCCGTGTTCACGACAATCCACGGGATGAAGCCGCACGCCTCGATTACCGCGTTCGTCAGTTGCAGCAGGGTCCGCGCCATCATTCGCCTCCCGATAAAACACGGGCCGGAATTAACCGGCCCGCGCGTCCTACGTTACCGCGAGAGGATCAGCGACGAGCCTTGCTTGCCGGGGTGCGCGCGCGGGCGTTGGCCTGCGTGCGACCCTTGGCGACCGGCTTGTTCGCCTTCACCACCGCCTGCACCTGGTCGGCCGGCTTGCGGCCCAGCGACAAGCCCGTGACGTTCGCGAGGATTTGGGCGCTGCCCACAACCTCCGCGACGACATTGGCGTGGCGATGGCGAGCATGCACGCGGGTCAGGCGGGCAAACTCGATACTGGCGTCGTCCGGGATGTCGAGTTCCGCGAAGTGCTCGTCCTCGATCTTCACGCCTTCCGGGAACTTGCGTTCCAGGATCGGAATTTCGTGTTCGAACACCTGCATCGGCACTTCATCCAGCCCGGCCTTGCACGTCACCAGCAGCACCGGCAGCGTGACGAGGTTGCCGTCGTAGCTGGCTTCCTCGCGGATGCTCTCCGCGTGCGGACCTTCCGGCCCGCCTGCGAAGTTGGTGCGGCGCTCGGGACGCGCGTTGTCGCGCTTGGCGGCTTCGGCCTTGTCGGCGGCAGTCGCGGCGGCGTTGGCCAGGGCTTCGGCCGCCAGGGTCACGCCCACGGGGGTCGTGTCCTTGGAGTCCGTCGTCTCGGCCGCCTTCGCGGTGCCGGCGCTGTTCGGCGTCAGTTCGCCCACTTCGCGGCCCTGTTGCTCGGCCGCGTTCTTCGGCTCGGTGGCCGGGTTGTCGTTCGGCTTCGTGGCCATTACACGCCCACTCCTTCGGTTAGGTAGCAGTCATACGCGCCCGACGTGAACACCACGCTCGGCTGAGCGCGGATGTACTTGTCGAGCGTGATGTCCGCCACGTAGCGACCCTTGGCGATGCCGGCCGTGGTCGTGAGTACGGTCGTCCAGGTCGTGCCGTCCGGCGAGGTCTGCACCACGATGACGCCGGAGGCACCGACTACCGTGAAGTAGTCGATGTTCACCAGGCAGTTCATGCCCGGCGCGAACGGAGTTTCCAGGGTCGAAACCGTGGCGCCCACCGTGGTCGCATCGACTGCGCCACCGGTCTTTACTGCGAGCTTCTTTGCCATGTCGGTTTCTCCCTTACGGCGCGGCGATGCTCATAACCGCATTGCGGTTACGGGCGTTGATGGTCATGCCGTAGCTCGCCGTCATCGCGCGGTAATGCACGTAGCGGTCGAACGGACGGGGCGGTTTGCGGTCGAGCATCCAGCGACCGCGGGCCGGGCGGAACTTCACCGAGTTGCTGTTGATGAAGTACGCGCGGCGGGTCCACGGGTAGGTGATCGCGCCCAGTTCGGCGTCGAGCTTTTCGAAGGTCGGGTCCCACACCAGCGGGATGCCGTGGAAGTTCGCGCCCGTGATCGACGCATCCAGTGCCGTGCCGCCCTTCGACTGCATGGCAATGTGGCGCTGGATTTTCGTCGCGGCGACGGCTTCGTAGTTGTTGAGGAAGTCCACGCCGACCAGGATGTGCGTCGGCATCTGGCCGCCGTACAGCATCGACGCCTTCCACATTTCTTCCATTTCTTCGACGACGTTGGCGCGCGTCACGCCCATGTTGGCGTTGTTCTGCCAGTAGGTCGAGGTCGCAGCGTTGATGCCGCCGACGATGCCCGTGGTCGGGGTCGTGGAAATCAGGTGATCCAAGCCCTTCACCGATTCGGCGTCCGCGCCGGCCAGATGGATTTCGCGGTCCATGCCTTCCTGCATCGATGCCTTCTGCGCCCGGTACTTCTGGCCCAGCAGGTTCACGATCTGGATTTTCTCGGCGCCCGACAGCGTGGCTTCCTTGTCGTCGGTGATGATGATGCCGTTGCGGAACAGCTCGTCCTCGTCCACGAAGAAACCTTCGTGCGCGTTGGCGTAGGTGAACTTCGCCAAGCGGGTCGGGTTCTTCTCGTTGTACGTGACCTGCTGCCGGCCGTAGTAGTTCTGGTAGTTCGAATCGTTTGTGACGTACACCGATTCGTCGATGTAGCCATTGCCGAACAGCGAATCGCTGCGCAGCGCGCCGAGGGCCAGCTTGAGCAGCGGACGTTCGCTGTTCACCTGGTCGATGGGGTCGTTTTTGAGATAGAACTCGATTTGGGTGTTCGCACCCTGGTCGAGCATTGCCTGGGTCAGTGCCATGTTGGCAGTCCTCGGGATAGTGAAAGGGGAAATGCACCTTTCCACGATCCGAGGACGCGAAGCCCGGAATAACGCGCTGCTGGTGGGCGATTCCAGCTTTCCGCCCTGCGTGGGCCGCCCCGAGTGAGTGATTCTCGGATGACACTCTGCCCCCTTGCGGTCGTCGCCCCAGCCGGCGTTTCAGGGGGAAGGACTTACTTCGCCGGCTGGGGCTTCGATGCATCACGCGGGGGCGTGCGGCAACGCGATATTGCGCGCGCGCCGCGATGCCGTCAACAGGTCAGCCGCGCGCGTGCTCCGCGCCAAACGAAAACGCATCCTCATCGCTGGCAAACGTCGGCTTCACCGCGGCGACTTCCGTTCGCACGGGCGGGCGAATCGACGTGACTGGCGGCAGGGCGGCGGCAGCCGGCGCCAAGGTCGCGGACAGCTCCACGAACTTTTCCAGCATCGCCGCCTTCCACTGGCTCGGATGCGTCGTGGGCGCAATGGCTTTCAGGTGCGCCACGATGGCCGGGCGGATTTCGGCATAACGCGGATGCCGGGCGAAGGTGTTGGCTTCCAGCGCGTTCACGTCGGCCTTGCCTTGCTCGACGGCCTGCGCCTGCTGTTGCTGGGCCTGCGTCTGCTGCTGGCCCTGCGCCGCGCGGGCTTCGGCGAGCTTCGCCGCGGCGCGCTGCGCGATGATTTCCTGCGCGCGCGTCGGGGTCAGGTCGCCGGCCTCGATTTCTGCCTTCAGATCGGGATGCTCGTCCAGCGGGTCGTAACCGGCGACCTTCTCGCCCACCAGCTTCGCCAGCATGGCCCGGCGGTCGTCCAGCACCGCGAGCGCGCGCTTGGCCGCAGCCTTGTCGCCCTGCACGGCCAGGTTGGCGTCGCGCATCACGCCGAGCGAAAGCTGGAAATCCTCGTAGCTCGCGCCCGTCTCGGTGATCGCGGTCACGAAGGCTTCGGCATCCTTGTGCTTCTGGATGATGGCCGGGATGGACTCGATGGGGAGCCCCGACTTCGCCAGCTCCGCCCTGATGGGGGCGTATTCCTTGGCCACGCCGGAAAGTTCCCGGAAGCGTTCCTGCGACTTGGCGCTGAGTTTCGAGAGGATGGCCGCATCGGGGTCCGCTTCGCCCGTCGCACCGGTCGCGCCCGTGGCGCCCTGCGCCGGCCCGGTGGCTCCGGTTGCACCTTCGGCACCCGTGGCCCCAGTCGCACCCTCCTGTTGCTCGGCAGGGCCGGTTGCGCCCGTCGCGCCAGCCGGTTCCGGGGTCGATGTATCGGCCGGCAGGCTTTCGCCCTTCGCGCCAGCTTCGAACGCGGCTTCCGCGCCTGCGTCGAGTTGTTCGGGGGTTTTCGGTTCGTCGCTCATGCCACGGGTGCTCCGTTGGCCGCTGCTGCGGCGGGGTCATTCGGATCGGTAGGCAGGATGGGCGGCTGGCCCACCGTCTGCGGGATCAGCTTGTTGGGGTCGAGTCGGTCGCCACTGCGCGCCAGCGTCTCGCGGAATAGCTGTTCCAGGCAGTCCGCGATTTCCGGCGTCGGCGAGTAGCGCAGTTGCCCGATAAGCTGGATGGTTTGCTCGGCCAGCGGCAGGATTTCAGCCCACGCCTCGCGCTCGGCCTTCTGATTTGGCTTGCCCGACGTGCCGGCGCGAATCTCGATATTGAAGAACAGCGCCAGTTCGTCCGGGCCGCCGAAATCAGGCCATGCAGCATCCGGCCCCACGATGTGGATAACGTCGTCCAGCGTCATCTTCGCCGCGGCCACTTCGGCCGTGTAGCGCGCCAGGTCCGAAAGCATGTCCTCCAGAATGTCACGGCGCGACGCCGTGCGCGCCTGGAAGCCGCTCTGCTGGATGTCTGCCTCCGTCGCCGTCTTGGCCACACTCACCGAGCCGGACAAGGCTTCTTGGATGCCCCACTTTCGTTCGATTTCGGCCACGATGCGGCTGCGGTCGTACAGCGCAGGGTCCAGTTGCGGGTAGACCACGGGGTGCAGCAAGTCGCCGATGGGCTGCATGGGGTTGGTCGGGCGAACGCCCACCATTTCGCCCACGGCGCCACCTTCCAGCTTGCTCGCCTCCTGCGCGCTCATGCCGCCCGCGTTGAACGCCGTTTTCGGCTTGATGCGGCGCCGATGCTCGGCCTCCGCGGAGCCGATGCGGTTGTACTCGTCCACCAGTTCCGATGAGCCGGTGACAAGGCTCTGAGGGTGGCGCTGGCCGTCGATTGGCGTGATGGGCAGCAGATGGTAGGGATAGAAACGGGTCGTCTTGACCGGCGCGACCGGCGGCACGGCGTAACGCTGCATGCCCTCGACCAGCTTGCACATGGTCCCGCGCTCGCGGTCCCACACCTCGATGATGCACACGAAGCTGTCGCCGCCTTCGGTGGCGTCGCCCTTCGTGTAGGCGTTCGCCTCGTCGTGGTTGAAGTCGCACACTTCGGCCGAGTCGTTCAGCCCGATCACGACATCCACGGCGCGGTATAGCTGCGCGGACCCCATCTGTTCCTTGGTCCAGCCGAATTCCGCCATCGCTGCGTCTTTGCGGACGTAGCAGTATTCGGCGATCCATGGGGATTCCAGGTAGTCCTCCAATTCCACGCCGACCGCGACCTGTAGCCGCTCGCCGGGGATGAAATCGACCATGAAACCGCGTTGCACGATCTTGGGCGGGGCCGCCTGCAATCGCGCCAGGGTGGCTTCCAGTTCGGCGATCTTGGCCGCGTGCTCGTCGCCCCCAATCGCTTCCTCGTCGGCAATCTGCTGGCGCAGCCGCTTCACGTTGTCGAGTTCCGCCTGCGCGTCGTTGATGGCACCCGACGTTTCCGGGTCCGCAGCGGTGCGCTCGACCCATGAGCCTTTCAGCCAGCCCACGCCAATCGTCAGCGCCGAGCGCACGCACTTGCGGGCGCGCTTCTTGAGGCCGGCCAGGCGCCACAGGGCGACGATGACAAGCTCCATCGTCTCGGCTTCGGCGGCGTTCTGGCGCTGGCGCTTGCGGTACGCGGCCTTCAATTCTTCGAACTGCTGCAACGCCTGCTGTTCGACGGACTGCTGCACCAACTGCTGCGCCATCGCGGCCGGGTCCATCCCGATGCCCACGGGGGCCATCGGATCGACAGGGATGGGTGGCGCCATGCCGGGCGGCGGCAGACCCAGGGCTTCGGTGGCCTGCTTCACCATCATCTGCGCCGTGTCGCGCAGGGCTTCCATGTCGGGCGGCTGCGTCGAGCGCGAGGGCAGCACGTCCACGTCCGGGTCGCGGGCGTACAGGAAGGCTTCCAGGATTTCGATGTAGGTCGCCACCAGGTTCGCGGATACGAACCCCTCGCCCCGCTTCGTGTCGCCGCGCGCCTGCCGGCGGTTCTTCGCGTACTGCTTGCGCGCCGGGTCGTCGTGCTTGCGCGCCGCCTCGATCCGCGCGAATAGCGCCTTGACTTCGGCAGCCTCGGAAGGCGGGATGTCGGCGGGTTTCGGGTCGGTGGCGAGGTTTTCCGTCGTGTTCATCGGTAATACGCCGCCTTTTGAGTTTCGGTGAACCGGCTGCTTTGGTCGTTGCTCTCAAGCCACTCAATCGAACCGAATGCGGGAACCGGCGCCGCATTCGCTGGGGCTGGGTCCGCCTTGGCGATGAAGTCTAGACCGCTTCCCACGTTCGCGCACGCATCCACTGCGTCGTCGTTCTTGGCCATCGGGAAGGCGCATAGCTGATCCACTGTTCTGACGGCCATCGGATGCCCGACAGGGAAGTGAACCCGGCGCGCGCTGGCGCGACCGCGGAAGCTGGTCGCTTTGGCGATCTTGTCCTGGGAGTCGGGCAGGTATTCGGTAACCACCCACGTCGATTGCTCCTGCATCATGCGATTCGTCAGCGGTTCCGTAGCGTTTCGAATACCGCCCGCCCGGTCGAACCACTGGATCACGCCATACATGCGTGTCAGGCGCAGCTTCGCGTCGATTCCCTTGTCCGGCGCCTCTTGCATGTATTCGCCGTCAAGCCACCACAAATCGCCAGCCGAATCCGACCCCCACACGTGGTGCTCGGTGAAGTCTGGCGTGTTGCTCTCCTGCTTCTTCGTCACCGCCCAATCGCTCGACCCATAGACGCGCAGGCGCTTGGGCAATTCGTGCGGCTCGTACCAATCGAACCACTCGCGGGAGAACTGGCCGCCGATGTCAGGCACCGGGCGCTGCTGGAACAGGCTCGACCAGGTGCGCGGGATGCCTTCGTAGATGGCCCAATGGTCAGGGCCGAACCACTCGGGCCACAGATATTCGCCAACGGCACGGCCCAGCGGATCATCCGCGCGCTCGGCCTTCGCCGGCAGACACAGGACTTCCCACACCTTGCCGTCGCGGCACAGCACCGGCCCGGACTGGCCGGCGTAGTCGCTCGGGAGAATGCCACCGGCCAAGTCGTCCTCATGCCAGCGGGTCTGGATCAGGATGACCGACGCTTTTGGCTTGAGTCGCGTCAGGAAGTCATCGACATAGGCCGCCTTGACCTTCTCGCGGTTGTTCTCGCTGTCCGCTTCCTCGCGGCCGGCCACCGGGTCGTCGATGATGCCCAGGTCCGCGCGGCTTGACGTGATGCCACCCAGCAGGCCCGCGGCCAGGATGCCCGAGCCGTTCGTCAGTTCCCACTCGTCCGCGGCCTCGCCACCCTTCGGCAAGCTCGGGCGCTCTGGCCAGATGGATTGGTACTCAGACGACCGTACAATCTGCCGCGCCTTCTTGCTCGCGCGCAGGATCGGCGCCGCGGCGTAGCTCGTCATCACCACGCGCAGGCCGGGGAACTTGCCCATGGCCCAAGTCGGGGCGACCACGCTGGCATAGGTGGACTTCGCCGAGCCAGGCGGCAGCATGAGGATCAGCCGCCCGTAATCCGTCTCGATGCACCGCTGAATCGCCTCCATGATGAGGATGTGGTGCGATGCAACACTCGACTCGATGGGCTTGAATAGCCACTCGTCCGGGTCCTCCGACACCGGAGCGCCGGGAATCTCGATGGCTTGGGAGTACGCCACCAGCGATGCGCGGGCGCGGCGGCGGCGTAGAAGCTCGCGCGCGGCGTCCTGCTGGCTAACGGCCACCTTGCGCGCCGTTGGCCAGGGCCAGCAGTTCGGCTTCCGTCAGGTCTTTGGCGGCGGCCACCAGCGGGTTGTCCTTGTCGCCTTTCAGCGTCATGGCATCGCCGTACTTCTTCGGCGCTTCCTTCGCCAGCACCCACTTGATGTTGTCACTCAGCAGGCGCGCACGCTGGGGGTCGATGTCCTCATCCAGCGGAATATCGAACAACTGTTCCTTCCGAACCTCGCGCCGGTCCTCGCACGCGCGCGCGTACTGTTCCGCGAAGCCCGGATACTTCCCCAGCCAGACGAACACGGCCGTTGTCCCCGGCATGTCTGGCATGGCGCATACCTTGCGCAGCGAATTGCCGTCAGCGATGCGGGCACAGATGGCCGCAGCCATTTCCTCGCTGTAGTCGGTTGGGCGCCCCTTGGTGGCTTCGTCGCTCATGGTGGGAGTCTACCCGTCCTCACGGATGGCTCGGTCTGCGCCGTTCAGGCCGCGCAGCTTGCCGAAGCCGCGATGGCCGATGCGCTTCTCCATGCCCTTGCCGAGCTTGTTGGGCTTGCACATGAGGCAGCCAGCCCGGCGACTCTTGGGGCGCCCTCGCTTGTGGTTCGTCACTGAATCGTCCTCACCGGCTCCCCGAACAGTGCATCGAGCCTCGGGTTGTCCAGGCCATCGCGGAATCCCTTCATGGCCTCCTGATCCTCCAACACACAGGCTTCGCACTGGTCGCCGTAGTGCTTGGCTTCCGCGCCGGTCAGCTTGGCACCGCAGTCGATACAGCGGCTCATGCGGTCACCGGACGATAGTTAACCCCGTGAACGATGTTCCAGATGGCTCGCTCGCTTACGCCGAACTCTCGGGATAGCTCCGTCTGCATGGCTCCGCCCGCGTGCTTTTGGCGAACAATCTGAACCGCCTCATCGGACAGCTTGGCCTGAACCGAACGCCTGCCCTTCCAGTAGTCATTGGAATACCGGCCCGCCGCCAAGGAATGGTGATTGTTCTCGGCCAACGTACACCACTCCAAGTTCGTGCGGTGGTTGTTCTGGCGGTTGAAGTCGATGTGGTTGACCGACTCTTTGCCTTCCGGGTTCGGGCAAAAGGCCGCAGCCACCAACCGGTGAACGCGGATTGTTTTTGCCGGGTCAGCCAATCTGAGTGACGGGTATCCTGCCGAACAAACGTACTGCTTCAGCAGTCGGCCCTTCGCAATGTGGCGAACCTGCCCGTCCTCGGAAACCTCATA